TCTATCAACCCGTGGATTACTCTGAGGTCTTTGAGTCAGAGGATAACACGGAGATGATGAGTGAGGGAGCCTGTGGAGGAGGTCAGTGCGAGGTAGGCTTTGAGCGACGAGACATTGATTTACGTAAGTAATTCAAACGCTTACTGACTCTCTGAGCATAGGCCCTCGAGCGTGGTCCATCTCCTCCAGCGTACCACATGAACGCTTTACTCTCGACCCCTCGAGCACGCTTGAGGTAATACGCCATCGCATCGAGGCCCGCCTCGATTTCGTTGCAGTTGCCTTTCTTGGGACACCAATAATGAGGCAACACTTGAAGAGGCCCCACTGCGCCAGCGCTGCTTATAGGACGAGTGAATCGGGATTCTTCGGCAGCGATCGCCACCGCGATCATGGGATCCAGCTCTCGAGCTTTCGCGCGGTGTTCGACCTCGCGACATATATCGAGCGCACGTTGAGCGGGGTCACTTCCGATCTGCGCCCCATAGATTGAGATAACAGCGATTAAGCAGAGCATCGAGTTCCTTCCTGTGTGTGTTATGATACGATTGACATATAGGAGAGGAGTCAAGATGTCACGAGTTTTATTACCCTCGAGCCCAAAAGAACGACGCGCACTGTCGCGCATGTCATGTGTCTTCTTCGACTCGTATTACTGCGGGATGAGATACGCTGCGCATCGCTCGAGGTGGTTTGATCAACTCGATCGCACATGGGAGTCAGCCCGAGAGCAAGGCGACAAAGGGCGTCAGCTTGTGCTCGCGCCTCGCGATCACGGGAAAACTGAAGCCGCGATCTCTTACGCAGTCCGCGCGATCGCTCTGAATCGCGACGTAAGAATCCTCTGGATCTGTGAGTCATCGAGCCAAGCTGAGAAGAGGATGAGGCGAGTGAAGGCGCTCCTCCGCTCCGAGCGCATCGTCTCGGATTGGGGATCAGATGCTTCGATCGGTTGCCTTCCCTTCGAGGATGAGAATACGCCTTGGACTCAAACTCAAGTGTATGTCCCTCGCAACCTTGAGAGCGTCGATCCTACGATCACCGCGATCGGCTCAGGGGGAGCCGTGACGGGAGCTCACTTTGATCTCGTCCTCGCCGATGACCTTGAGTCCGATATGAGCTGTCACACCGCAGCACAACGCGCGAAAACTAAGCGCTGGTTCAAGGCCACAGTGCTCCCGATGCTCTCGCGTGGAGGCTTGATCGCCGTTATCGGAACTCGTAAACATTATGATGATCTCTACGGGGATATGATCAATGATCCCTCATGGGCTCTGATCGAGGACCCAGCGATCAAACGCATGCCGACCTCATACAGCTACGAGACGGAGACGCGCGAGGGGAGAGAGGTAATCTGCGGAGTCAGCATCGAAGGAGAATCAGAGGTGCTATGGCCCGAGGAGCGTCCGATCGAATACCTGCTGAGGGAACGGCGATCGATGGGTGCTCAACTCTTCAGCCGCGAGTTTCAGCACGCGGTTCAAGATGACTCGGCTTCTGCGTTTCGATTCGAGTGGCTCAGTGATGCCAAAAATAGAGGGAGCGAACTGTCGATGTATCAGATCCCGCCGCACGTAGAGCGCTTGGAGATCGTGCAGGGATGGGACTTCTCACTCGTGCAGAGCGTCGCCGAAGCAGAGGCACGAGACACAGACTTCACGGTCGGGACGACCTGGGCGAGAGACCTCGACTCTGGAGATCACTATCTCCTCGGACTCTACCGTAAGCGAGGTCTAACTCCCGCGCAGCTCAAGCGAGCAGTCCTCGAGGAGTTCAACCGTTTCGGGGGGCGCGTGAGCTCCGTGGCTGTCGAGCGTAACGCTTTCGGAGAAATGCACTACGTGGGCTTGAAGTCCTCCACCGATCTTCCTCTCGTTCCTCATCTGACCACGGGCGCGAAGAAAGCGGATCCATGGTCGGGTGTTGCGTCGCTGAGCGTCCTCTTCGAGAATGGCAAAGTCATTCTCCCATCCCGCACCGAACATGATCGCCGCATGATTGAGCCACTGATTTCGGAACTTTGGGGACTCGGTCGCGAGAAACATGACGATACAGTACTCTCCCTCTGGATTGCTCACTCAGTATTGAGGCGAGATCGCTTCTCACATTCTTATGTCGATTCTTTCGGCTCGATGATCGATGAGCGCGGAGACATCATCGAGGACGATTCACCCGAGCTCGATGGATGGTGGCTCGAGGTTGTGGGGAGTGAGTATCATTGATCTGTTATACTGCCGTTAAAAGGAGCTAGCCCATGAGCGCATACAAAACAATTCAACTCAGTCGCACAGGCGACGGAGACATCATCTTCGACTCGAGCGTCACACGCTGGAAGATGGACTCATATCCAGCGAACGCTCAAATCAGCGTAGCGGATTTACCCGTCGGCGCGACGTTCGACGTGTCACTCCGTCCCGCAGGGCACGTCGAGTTCAAAGAGCATATTCTGGCATCAGGTGCGGATGACTTGGTGATGCTCGCGGGCAAAGAAGCGCCCTTGTTCAGTGCCTTGAAAATCTCAATCTCAAACTCAGGGGGCGCAGAAGTAACTGCGTACCTCACTCTATGGGAGCGCGGAATCTAATGAGCGTAATTTACACATCAGGGGGAGCGGCCTCCATCGCTGACGCGACCACGACTTCATCAGGCAAAGTTCGACTCGCCACGATTGCCGAGGCGGGAGGATCAAGCGAACTGATCGCCGTGACGCCCGCAGGCCTGCAAGCAGAGATCTCGGGTCTCGTCAGCGGAATCACGTATCGCGGAACGATCGATGTAGCAAACTTTGCTGCCACACTCGCGAACGCCACTCAAGGGGATTATTATAAGATCTCGACTGGGGGGACGAGCGGCGGAGTCACTTATGACGCAGATGATGCGATCATCGTTAATGCAGATATGGGGGGCACGTTCGACGACGCGAAGCTCGACCGCATTGACAACGTAGACTCTGAGCTCATCGATGATACGACTCCCCAGCTCGGGGGTGATCTCGATGTGAATGGACACAGCATCACTTCAGGAGTCGGTGACATCGTCATCGATCCAGGAGGCGCGGGAGAGATCACAATCGGCGCTGACGTGATCCCCGATGCAGACGTGACTCACTCTCTCGGATCCGAGGACGAGCGCTATCTCACTGCGTGGACCAACCTTAATGGAGCCGTCCAATTCAAAGCGCAGAACGCGAGCGGTGGTCCCATCAATAAAGGTGACGCTGTTTATATCATCGGCGTCTCGGGATCCGTCCCGACCGTGGGACTTGCACGAGCAGACTCCGCCTCAACGATGCCCGCGTTTGGCCTCGCTGCACACAACGCAAACTCAGGAGCCGAGGTACAGGTTGTCACCTTCGGAAACTTGGAAGCCTACAACACAACGACATACTCTTTGAGCCGTGGAGACACGCTCTACGTTTCCGAGACGACTGCGGGCGCACTCACGAACTCAGCGCCAGCGGGAGAGGCGAACCTCATCCAAAACATCGGGCGCGTTGTTCGTGCCGATGCGAGTGCGGGCATCCTCAAAGTAGGGGGAGCGGGTCGTAGTAACGCTACTCCTAACCTCGATGACGGAAAGATCTTCCTCGGCGACGCCAGTAATCAAAGCGTGAGTACTGCAATCAGTACGATCGATGTTGGGCGCTTCAACGATGATGGAACCTATCTCACGAGCGCTCCCGTCGATTCCGTGAACGGCCTCACGGGAGTTGTCGTACTCAGTGGGGACGATCTCTCTGCGGATCACACAGCCACAAACTACACACCGACAAACGCTAATATCGATGGACATTTAAGCGGAATTGATACCGCACTAGCTTCGGTCGCGGTTAGCGCGGCGAGCGAGACGACAGCGGGAATCATCGAGATCGCGACCAACGCAGAAGCAACAGCCGCAACAGCGACAGATAGAGCGCTCGTGCCAGCTAACTTGGCATCGATTGATGTGAGCACGTTGAACAATGACGCGGGTTACCTCACGAGCGCTCCCGTCGATTCCGTGAACGGCCTCACGGGAGTTGTCGTACTCAGTGGGGACGATCTCTCTGCGGATCACACAGCCACAAACTACACACCGACAAACGCTAATATCGATGGACATT